ATCAACCTATATGGACTATAGCTGGAGGGGATGTAACTGCTAGATACTGGGTACTCTATGATGATACTCCTGTTTCTAATAAGCCTTTAGTAGGTTATGGTCTTTTAGATGATAACAATGTAGATGTAACTACTTTAGACGGGTTTCTATTAACTATAGGTATTCCAGCAACAGGGTGGTTCTCTACTACTAAAACAGATGGATAAGTATGTCTAACAATCTAGTTAATATATCTGGAGGTATTCTAGGTCTAGTAGGCTCAAGTGTTGTTGTACAAGCCAATACTACCCAACTTAACGGGGTTGTTTTATTTGGAGATGTTCCTAATTCAATTATTGGGCAGACAGACAATCCCAACATCTCTGAAGATTTAGGAGAATATATACCACTACCCCATCCTAGAATACTTGTAAACCCTAGGATGGCTGTACCCCAAGCTATAAACTATTTAACCCTTATTCCTGTTTTAGGAACAAGAGAAGTGGAAGTCTGGAACTCTTATTTTATTACTAAAACATTAGCTGCTGCTACTACTACAGATTTAGATGGGACTGTTATAGGTATGCCAGGAGGTATACCTAGAGATTTCCTTCCTTTAGCAAATACTTATATGTCTGTAACTGTTTCTGGAGAAGGTGTTCCTATCTTAGATGGGTATATTACCTTAGATTACACTTCAGAACAACCTATTTTAGAAGTTACAGGGACAAGAGTATACTTAATGGGGACAGATATTCCCTATAGAGATTTTGTAGAAGTAAGGGAATGGGTTACTAGTGTTATAAAAGCTAAAGCAGGAGAGCAAAGAGAGGTATTAAGAGAAATTCCAAGACTAACTACCTCTTCTAAGTACTTTTTCTCCACTTATGAGAAATATACTAAAGCTAAAGGCTATGCAAAAGTATCTGCACACTCTAAATTAGGAGTGCCTCTATGGACTGAAGGAGTTAATCTACAACAAGTGACTTCTGGGGATTTAGTTATAACTATGGATACGGCCTACTTAGATATTGAAGTAGGTACAAGTTTATTATTATGGACTAGGGAGAGTTCAGAAGCAGTTACTATAGCTAGTTTAACCTCTTCTGTAATTACTTTACAGAGGGCAGTTTCAGTTAGCAAGAAAAACCTTTGGCTATTCCCTATAGCTATAGGATATTCTAAAGGAGGTATGAAATTTAGTTTTAATTCTAAACTTGCTAAAGCTTCTTTATCTATAGTAGATGTACAACCCTATATTGACCCTTCTTGGACAGCATTGCAACATGATTCTTTACCTATCCTAACTACTCCCTCTTTACGAAAGGGGCTTAACTCTAAGTATACTAGAAAACAAGATACTCTAGATGCTAAATTAGGAGAAATAGTAAGAATAGATACTGAAGACTACACTAGAGAGTATAATACTATCTCTATGATAGCTAGAACAAGGCAAGAACTGTATGTTTTAAGAAGGCAGTTAGAATATCTACAAGGTAGATACCAACCTTTCTGGTTGCCCTCCTTTATAGGAGATATGGTTCTAGTCCCTCCTGTAGATTATATGTTGTTAAATTCTGGGGGAATTAATGTAATAAGTAATTCATGGGAAGCTTCTGCACCTACTACTGTTAGAATAGTAGGTGATGTAGAAGAGTCATTTAATATTTCGTCAGTTATAGATAATGGAGACGGCACTACTTCAATAGGGTTTGATAGTCTTGCTACTGCTGATATACTTAATATTACAACAATACAATTTATGGTGAAAGTGCGACTAGACTCTGATACAATACAATTAAAACATTCTAAAGGAATAACAAGAGTAACTATTCCAGTTGTTGAGGTTATTGCATGAGTGAACAATATCTATTTCAAGAAGGTATTACAAAGTATGGTTATACTAATACCGTTTTAAGTAAAACTCTAAATGGGCAACTCTATAAACCTTCTACTGTAGAACGCTCTGCACTTAATATAACAGGCAACTATGCTAAGATGCCTATTACTTTAAAATTCCCTAGAACCAACTCCTTTATACTAAGTCTAGCTCAAAATTTACCAGAAAACCCTATAAGGATAACTATCTATAAAGATAGTGTACTTTATTGGGAAGGTACAGTTATTGCTGCAAGCATCACAGGTTCTAAAATAGAAGTAAGTTGTGACGCGATAATAACTTCTTTACAGCGTAATGCCCTTCATACTAAGTATACTTTAACATGTAGACATGTCTTATATTCTACAGACTGTAGTGTTAATAAGGCTTCTTTTTCTTCTTCTTATTCTGTAGGGGCTATAACTTCTGCTGTAGTAGATGTGTTTGGAATAACACAACCATCAGGGTTTTTCTCTAGCGGCATAGCTGAGATAAATGGAGAGTCTCGGGGTATAGTAAAACAAGAAGGAACTACATTAACTTTATCCAATGCTTTCGCTGGCAACCCTAGTGGTACTATTGTTTTATATCCAGGATGTAGACTTACTGAAGCGGCATGTACTGCCTTTAGTAATTTAGATAACTTTGGGGGCTTCTCTAGAGTCCCTGTTAAAAACCCTTTTGAATCAGCAGGATTATTATAATGTTATTAATATATTATGTTCTTTTAGTAGTCGTCTTAGCGGCTGTTCTTTTTCTCTTAGCCCCAACACCTAAAACCCCTCAGACTAAAGTAGCACAACTAGAAATCCCAGACTCAGAATTAGGAATAGCTATACCTGTACTATTTGGCACTAGACAAATAAAATCCCCTTTCTTAGCTTGGTACGGTAATGTACGAATTGTAATGGTAGAAATACCCACTTAATAATATAAAGTAGATAATAATGACTCTAGAAGAAGCTATTAAGAACGAGGATATTGTCATAACTGTTGGGGACGCAAGAAACTTCTTTAAAGGGTGTATTCCAGGATGGAGAAGTTTTGCAGAAGATAATGGTTTCGATTGGCCTACTGTAGTTAGAAGAGGGTTACTTGCTAGTGAACTTTACAATACAAATAACCCTATGGCTATCTCCTTAGTAGAGTATTGCTATGGAAAATAACTATACTTTTGTAGAATCCTATGGAGTATTGCTATGACTGGAGGATCACCTGCAGCTGTAAAAGGTCCTACTTATTATGCAACTATACACTTTTGTCTAGGGCATGGCCCTATGGACAAGGTAACAGAGATTAGAGTTGACAATAAAGTAGCTTGGACAGGTAGTGTTTCAACAGGCTCTCTTACAATAGATGAAAAGAAGCTATTTGGGGGTTTGAAAAGGGAAGGTGGTATAAAAGGAGAGGTAGAGATACATCAGGGAGGTTCTGGACAAGCCCCTATTGGGTATCTTTCTAATATACTTGGAGCTATTCCTGCATATAGGGGAGTTGTCTCAGCAGTACTGAAAGATATGTACCTTGGACGTTACCACTATTTAAAACCTTGGCAATTTCTATGTACTAGAATACATACTACAGGTGCAGGGGCTACTCAATGGCAAGATGACTTATCTGAACCTATAACAGACCTTATAAATGGTGTACATGTAATAAGAGAATGTCTAACTGACATTTCTTGGGGAAGGGGGCTAAGTACTGCTCATATAGATGAAGTTAGTTTCTTAGCAGCTGCACAAACCTGTTATGATGAAGGACTAGGTTTTGCTTTCTACTGGACTAGAGAAGCTTCTTTAGATGACTTTATACAAGAAGTTCTTAAACATATACAAGGTAGCCTCTATCAAGATAGGCAAGATGGAAAGTTCCACCTAAACATTACTAGACTAATTCCTGAAGTAGATATTCCATCATTACTTTTATTAGACGAAAGTAATGTAACTTCTGTTAAAAGATTCACTCGTAAATCTGTAGGAGATTTAACCAGTTCTCTTACTGTTTCTTATATAAATAACGGAACTCATAAAGAAGATACAGTTACAGTTACAGATAATGCTTTATTTGCAAAGCAAGGCGCACCTACTTCAGAAACAGTAGAGTATGAAGGAGTAGCTACACAAGCAGTAGCACAACTGCTTGCTTCTAGAGATCTGCAACAAAGAAGTGTTCCTCTATATACTTGTACCATTAACTGCAATAGAGATGCCGAAAACCTTAATGTAGGAGATGCTTTTAGACTTCTTTGGGAGGACTATTACCCTACAGAGATCATAATGCGTGTGTCTTCTATGAAATTAGGAACTCCTACTAAATTAAATGTATCTATAGAATGTGTGCAAGATATGTTTGCTGCACCAGACACTATTTATAGTGCTACTCCAGCATCTAATTGGGTAGACCCTCTAACTTATCCTGTAGATATTTCTGAGATACTTGTACAGGAAGTTCCTTATTACTCTATAGCTAAAAGTGAAGGAGATGCCTTTGCACAATCAATAGCTACTACAGAGTCGTATATTTCTTTAGCAGCAATTGCCCCTTCATCAGACTCTATAGATGCCACAGTAATGGCGGCAGGAACTAACTTAGTTTACGAAGAAACAGAAGGGACTTCTACACTATTCTTTTGTGGAACAGGCACTTTAGATACTTCTATAGATAAAGAAGATACTACCTTATCTATAACTAATATTGCTAATTTTGAATCTATAGTCAAAGAAGATGGCACACTCCCTAATAATTCTTATATTCAGATAGGTACAGAGATTCTTGCTTTACTTTCCATTTCTCAAACATCCATGACTGTGTATAGAGGTGTTTTAGATACTGTTCCAGAGTCGCATAGTGCTGGAGATAGGTTTTACGATATAAGTGGTTCTGCGTTTGCAGATACAACTACCTATTTAATTCCAGAGACTCGTAATTACAAAGTACTTACTTCAACAACTAAAGGCACTCTTCTACTTGTAGACGCATCTAATCATCAAATAATAACAGCAGGACGCTTACATAGACCTTATCCTCCTTTTAGTACTTATACAGGTAGTCGAAGTGTTACTTTAACTAAATGGGCTGCCGATGTAAATGGACAAGTTAGAGCAACATGGGTTACTGCTAACAGAGTACAACAGACAGCAAGTGTACTTAACTGGTATAGAGGTGGGGCAAGTTCTCCAGAAGTGGGACAAACTGCTTCTGCCACTTTAATACGAACAGATACACAAGCTGTACTAGATAGTTTTACAGGTAATACCCTAGCCGAACATTATTTTACTACTACATATGGTGGGGAAGTAAAACTATCTATTTGGACTGTAAGGGATGGGCTAAACTCCTTTCAAACAGTAACCCACACATTCACAATTATTAATACTGTATTTGACACAGGTGTATGGATAGATTCAGCACTATGGGTAGATACAGAACTATGGAGAGATTAGTATGGCATTAGTCAGCCAAGTTTCAAACGGGGCTACTGGATCAGTTGCAAGAGGTAGGTGGAATACAGCAATAGCTACTGTAGAAACTGATACAACTATAACTGGAGATGGTACTGTAGCAACCCCATTAAGTATACAAACAGAGTTAGATTTAGTCCCTAAGTTAGATGGGTCTGATCCTTTTACAGGTCTAAATGTATATTCTAATGATTTTGCTATAACAGCCGATTCTGGTTCTATACAAGGAGGATCTCCTTTAACTAAAGAACTTAATGTAATCACTACTTGCGTTACTATTGGAGATTCTGTAACACTTCCTACAGCTATTGCTGGTATAAGACTCACTATAGTTAATAATGGAGCAACTTCTTCTGATGTATTCCCTGCTTCTGGAGCGACTATCAACGGTGCTGGTGTTAATATAGCAGAACCTTTAACCAATGGTAGTTCTATAACTTATATAGCAACTTCTACAACTTCTTGGTTATCTGCTTAGTATAGCTATATCTAAGTATATTAGAGCATAAACTATGAAAATTACTAACTCTATCTTACTGGTTCTATTTTTATCCTCTTGCTCTACAGCAGCAATGATTTCTACAACTTCTTCTTATGTAGTTAGTAGCTATTGTAAAGTACCTAATAGCACAAGACTAGCTCTACGGGCTGTAATAGCTAAAGAAATTGCCCCAAATAAGATTATTATTGAATGTAATGGTTAGTAGATACTTCTGATATATTAAAGAGCATTGCCTAGATAGAGGCTTTACCTACTACAATATAGAAACAGGATTTCTATACTAAATTATGATACTATAGCAGATAGACTATTAAAATAGTCTACTAATACAACCAGTGTAAAAAACTATGGATTTTTTTAATAGTGAAGAAAAGCGTAGATTAGATACTATAGAAAGGCATCTTGAGAGGCAATTTGATAAAAATTCAGCATCTATAATTATAGAAGCGGAGTTATCTGGACAACTAAAGGAATTGGCTAAAGACTTTAAAACTTATGTTGATAAGGAAAGTATCATGGATGAGTCAAAAGCAGAACAAGAGGAAAAAACATCTACTATACATTTAAAAATACTTAATGAAATACTATTAGATATTCAGAAGATAAAACAAACTCAAAAAACTTACCCTACAGATGTATCTTTAATGTTAGCTAATTACCGTATAGAGTCCGACAAAGTTAATAAACAAACCTTTGCTTCTATAGAAGATGCAGAAGATATAGAGAAGGCATTACTAGCTATAAAAAAGCAATTAATGTACCTATGGACAGTAGTAGCTATTGGTTGTAGTTTATACCTAGGTAAAGAAAAACTACTACCTTTACTAGCCCTTTTATAGGAAGTCTTATGGCAGTAGCAGTTTATACTTCAGACCTTACAATCGTAGTAGATATAGATTCTACAGTGCATACATCTAATTGGGCTTCAATAGGGGGAGGTGCGTCAGGTCTGTCTGCCGAACAAGATTATTTTATACAATCGGATGGTTGTGTTAGTAAAAACGCTTTTCGTAATACTACAAGAGGGATGGTAGAAGACACTACGAACACACTATTAACTACTGGAGACTTGTCTGCTCTCTATATATGGATGACGCATCATACTCCTGCATCTCTAAGTAGCAAAGCTACTGGAGGGTTAACAGTGTTAATGGGAAGTAATAGAAATAATCTAAATCGTTATTTCTATGCAGGTTCAGACACTATAGATTATGGCGCACCTTGGATCTGTGCTGTAGTAGACCCAGAAAACGCAACAGCAAATTCAGGTTCAGTAGCTCATAGTGCCATAGACACTTATGGTATCGAAGCTAATCTAATAGGTGGGCCAAATAAAGGATCACCTTTAGGTGTAGATACTATGAGACAAGGCAGGAGCTATGATGTTACTGCTGGAGATGTAGCTACACCAGCTACTTTTGCAGAAGCTGCCGCTAAGAATGATTTAAATGCTAATCGTTATGGGCAGTTCCAGAGTGCTAAAGGTGGGTACACCATGCAATGCCGCTTTGGGCTAGGAACTGTAGCTACAGCGGCTTACTTTGAAGATTCTAATGTCGCAATAGTGCTTGAAGATTTAGAATTTGTAGACCCAGACTTCATAGAGTTTGAAGTAGTAAATTCAGGAACTACTGTAAAATGGTCTAATATCACTATAACTTCTCTTGGTAGTCTTACAAGAGGCAGCTTCTTAGTAACATCTTCAACTTTAGTAGAACATACTACCTGTACTTTTATAGATATGGGGACATTTACCTATGATAGTACCTCTGTTCTTACAAATACAGTCTTTAGAAGATGCGATCAAGTTACTGGCGGTGTACTAACTGGATGTACTATTGAACAGAGTATAAATGCTTCTGCAACCTCTTATGACAACTTAGATGATTTAATAAATTGCTCTTTCATAGGAGACTCAACAGGACATGCTGTTGAAATGCCTACTCTCATAACCACTAATACTGCAATAGGTTGGGACTGTACCTTTGATACAACTACTTACGCTACAGTAGATGGCTCTACAGGCAATGAAGTAATAAAGTGCAATGTAGATACTGGGATAATACTAACTATTAATGTATCTTCTACAGGAACTACTCCTACTATCTATAATACAGGGGCAGGAACAGTAAATGTAGTTGCAGGACAAGCCACTATAAAAATCATCTGTAAAGATAACTTATCTAAAGTAGCAATACAAGGGGTAGGTATTATAGTAAGGGCTACTACTGAAGGAAATCAACCTTTTGAAGATTCAGTAACAATAGCTATAACAGTACCATCTTCTAGTGGAACAGCTACAGTTACACATACTGGACATACCCTATCTTCAGGACACTTTATAGAGATTCTAGGGGCTAATGAAGCGGCTTATAATAAAGTAAAAGAGATAACTGTTATAGATGCTAATACTTATACATATGCTATTGCTTCTGGCACTACCTCTCCTGCTACAGGAACTATAACAGCAACTTCAATTATAATCTTTGGCAATACGGATATTAATGGAGAAATACTAGATACTAGAGGGTATTCTATAAATCAAGGGGTTTTAGGAGATGCTAGAAAAGGGTCAGAATCCCCTACCTACATAAGCTCTCAAATTACTGGCACAATAGATAGTGCTAATGGAGCAACAATAAACATTCTAATGACTACTGATGACTAGGAATAAAATATGACTACTTACTATAACGTCCCCTACGATAATGAAGCAGGTGGCTCTTTTGTAGAGGAAGGTGCAGCACTCTCTTGGACTGCAAGCATAGGCTTCATTGTTAATGCTATCCCTGATGGCACTACTGGCTACTTAAAAATAGGACTTATATCAGGAAACCCTCCTGCCAATAATGATGTACTTACCCAAGGTGCTGTAACTGCTGATGCTGTAGGTGCTGCCAAGTTAATGCTATATCCTGCTTACTTTAGAAGAGATTTACAAGTCCCCTCTTCTGGTATTATGTCTTGGACAGGTACAGCTTTAAGTTCTACACATAGTTTTAAATTCGATGCACAATCCTCCAATGTTGTTACTGGTGAAATACTTACCTTCAGTGGTGGTGAGACTTGTGAAGTTATTACTATAGTAAGTGATGCTGGAACTTCTGGAGAATTAGCTGTACGCTTTATATCTGATGTAGATCAAAGCCTCCCTGCGGATAATGCTACTTTTACAGGAGACATTAGTGGAGATGGTACTGTAGATGGGCTAATACATGATAGAGCCTATACTCCATTACACTTACATCGTCTATTATCTGACTTAAATGATGATGAAGACATTTATGGGGATGATGATCTAAGTAGACTTGATCCTACACCTTCTGGAAAAGATACTGACGAAATCGTTAGACTCTTATCTACTATGGTTATTGATGACACTATTGCTAAACATATGTATGGCGGTTCTGTCTCTCAAACTAGTGGAGATACCTTATATTCTGGTTTAAATCTACAAGTAACATCTTCTAATGCCGCTACACAACCTATCATTATTCAAAATGATAGTATAGTTACAGACTATTGGAAGACAGGTTTTATGCCTCACTCTATTGATGGTACTGTTAGACTTCTACTTAAAACCCGTGATGGTGGTGTAGATATAGATGGTAGACGGGTTAGAGGGGCTTTACTTGAATTTGGAGACTCTTACTTCTTTGGTGGAACTACAATTGGTACTGCTACAACTGCATTAGCTTTATTCGCATCTCCTGATGGTAATAATGCAACTGCTGTAGGTACAGTAGCAGGAGCTAACTACAATACAATAGTAGAGACTGAAAACTATCAGACAATAGATTTTACTAATGGTAATGGTGCAACTCCTTATGCCTATAGTGTAGATTTTGGTTCTGCAACCTCTTTAGAAACGTATGAAAGAACTAAGTACATCCAACGTAGAGGTACTGCTGAAACTTTATTCGGTCGTAATGCCCAACTATTCATTGGGGTAAACTTAAACTTTGCTTATGATGGAGAAAGTGCTAATCTTAGTGCTGCTGAAGTACTAGTCTGGGGAACAGAAATTCCTTATACACTACAAGGGGCTACTAGTTTTACTATTGGAGAAGTTATTACATTCTCTGGCGGCTCTAAAGGAAGGTTACTTTATGATAATGATAGTGGGGCTTCAGGAACTCTTATAGTTAGCTTAGAAGGTACAACTCCTCCAGCCACTTCAGAAACTATGTCTGCACCTTCTGGAGCAGATGGCACTGTAGGAACAGTTACTTATAATGCTACTGCTGGTAAAGCTTTACTTCTTGGCTTAGACGATCAAGGAACTACTGGTAACGTCTATCTTCAAAACTTAACAGGACTACATCCTGTTGATGGGCAGAAGGTATACGGTAATACCTCTAATAGCTCTATTGATGTTAATGGGGCAGTTTCTTCTAGAACAATCAATAACCAATACATTGGTGTATATACTGGAACAAACTACCAGACTAATTTCGGTCTTGCAGTAGATCCTACAGACTCCGTAGTAGGGGATAAGTTTCCTAACTTACTAGGCGTTTCACAAGAGCCACCTAATAACCAAACTGGACTCATCACTGGGTTGAAAGAAGGCGATACTATTACTTGCTACCCTTGGGATGGTGTTACTACTGATGTTAATGGGGACGCAGAACCCGACTTTGATGAAATGGCTATTGCTACTTCTGCTATTACTACAGCTAGTACAACTATAGAAGTTAACTCTATCCCTGCTAACACTCCTGCCGCTGGATATTTGCGAGTAGAAAGAGATAGTGATAGTAACTTAGATTTAATACAGTATTCTTCATGGACAAGTTCTACTTTTACTCTAGTAGGTACTGCCCCTAGTGCAGCAGCTATTGCTAATACTGTTATGAGGGCTTTAGTAGATGAACAAATACCTGCGGCTACAACCACAGCTAGTTTCTCTGCTATTTACCTATCTACTGATACAGATGTTGCTATTGTAGTTAAAAATGGTAGTGTTACTAATGGCCCTATTAAACCTGGGCCAACTACTGCTACATTTGGAGCTTCTGGGTTTCAAGTAGGTGTTTCTCGTATTACAGATGCTTAATATAGCTTATATAATATAGCAACTATTACTTTGGGGAGGCTTTTATAGCTCCCCTACTAGGAAACTAATATGTCTGTAACCGTAAATTGGATAACAGGAGTTATAACCGTACCTAAATCATTTAGTACTTTGATACAGTCCACCCCTATCGAAGTAAGAAATTTAGATTTAGATGTACTTAGATTAAAACTAAGAGATTTAGAAGATGATGTAGATGGACGACCTTGGCCTAAGACACATACTCACAATACTCAAGTAGTGTTATCAGGTATTACTTATGCCCGTATATTTGAAGTATTACCTCCTTATACAATTACATTTGTAGAGTCTGTCCCTCCTTACGCTCTAAATCTTGTTAATGCTAACTCTAATGTAGCTGATAGAGTTAATATCAACACCACATCTATCAGGTCTAGTAACTCAGCAGGGTTACAGAACCTAGATACTATTCTTGCTAGTGCTTTTCAAGAAGCAATTTGTGTTGACTTACTAAATGTATCAGGATTTGCTCAAGCGGGTACTTCTATTCCTATTGGAACTAGAGCAGTCCCTAGCAATAACTTCGCTGATGCTATATTAATAGCTAAGAACAATAGTATAAAGACCTTTAACATCCTAAGTTCTGCTACTCTAACAGTTAATGACTTCTCCGATGGGTATGTTTTTGTAGGGGATAACGCTATAAATATAACACTTAACCTAGAAGCTGGTGCTAATCTAACTAATTGTGAGTTTAAAAACCTTAAGATAACAGGAGAATTAGACGGAGGTAACACTTTAAAAGAGTGCAACATAGTCTCCTTAACTTATACTTCTGGAGTTATACATCAATGTGCTATAGCTACAGGAATATCAGTAGCCCCAGGAACAAGATGTGCTATTTTTGATAGTTTTAGTAATCCTACAGACAGTGCTATATATCCTACTTTAGATTTAGGAGGAACAGGCTCTTTAACAGCACAGCACTTGTCAGGAAATTTTAAAGTAATTAATTCAGATGGTTCAGGAGATATATACTTAGGTATGGTTGGAGGGGAAGTTATACTAGATAGTACAATAACAGGAGGTAATGTGTATATTCACCAAACAGCAGACGTAGTAGACAACACTTCTGGTACTGCTATAGTGTATGACCTTACAGATAAACAAGCTATTAGGAACGTCCCTACTAATGTCTGGAACTTTACACAATGACAGCCTGGAGTATACTACTAAGTAATACTACAGTACCCGCAGCTTCTACAGCTTGGCTACATCTTAACAATCAAACTGGTGGAGGAGTATCTAGTATTTTCTATGAAGAAACTTCAGTAGTTTTAGATTCTACTATAAATGTACTACTAGAGCCTAGCTTACCAGAACTTTATGTCTTTGTAGACTCTGATATAGAAGTGTTAATAGAAGATGCTGACAATTTCGCAACTACAACCGAACTACTTGTTGAGACTAATGGCTAAAATCATACCTATACTACGAACTCATGCCGACACTAGACGGATCATCTTTAAACTAGCTAGTAATGAAGAACCTACTGGCGTAGATATAACTAATTGGACTGTTTTTGAATTAAATGTAGACCCAGCAGAAGCCCCACCTACAGATATTAATAATGTAGCTAACTTATCTGGTATTATTATAGATGCATTAACAGGTAGGGTAGGTTTTATCCCTACTGGGTTAGTCCCTTCAGGGAATTACTACTATAATGCAAAAGGAACAGACTCAAATGGAGAGATCATAACTTTTGCAAAGGGTAAGTTCACAATAGAACAAGATATTTAATGCACTTCTACTTCTACGTCTACCTAGTTAGGTATAAAATACTTTATAAAGGACTTATACAATGTTTATGACTACTTTAAAAATAGAAGCTATACCTAAAAGCAATACTTATGAACTAATAGCCCCTCTAGTATACATTACTGGGTATTTAGAAAATAAGATCATTGTCCCAAAAGGGTTTATTACTAACTTTGCATCAGTCCCTAGCATTGCAAAAGTCTATATAGATGACAATAGCTTTCATATTAGATCACCAGCAGTTGTACATGACTATTTATACTCTGCACAGTCAAAACACCTAGGATATTGTAGAAAAGAAGCTGACTTAATATTGAGAAACGCCTGTATAGAATGTGGTATGCGTAAAAGCAAAGCAGGGTTTATATACCATGTATTAAGATGGTTTGGTAGCGGTAACTATGAAAAGAGGTAACATTACTATACTACCTTACCACTTCTTATAAATAGCTTATAAAATAATAGTAGACTTGTCTCTATAGGTTGTGGTAAAGTCAGAAGCATAAGAGGAGAAGTATAAATGCCCCATTCACTCTATTTTGCAACTAAGAATCTTATGAATAACAAGATAAGTAAACATTTTACTAGAGACGAGTTCAAATGTAATTGTTCTCATCAATGTATTCAGTCTAGAGAACCAACAATTGACTGTGATCTAATAAAGATGCTAGAAGCAGTCCGTAAGTACTTTGATAAACCTGTAAACATTACTTCTGGACATAGATGTTCTAAGTATAATTCAGAAGTAGGAGGTGTAAAACATTCTTTTCATCTTTTAGGTAGGGCTGCTGACATACAAGTTAAAGATATAGCTCCAGTTGAAGTATATAAGTTTTTAAATCTTGCATACCCTGAAGTAGGGGGAATTGGAAAGTATAATTCTTTTACCCATGTAGATAGCCGATGCTACAAAGCTAGATGGATAGGCATTGATGGATAACCCCAAAATAACTTCTTTACTTTTACTACTTTTCTTTCTCTGCACCGCAGTCACCCTAACGACACCAATCCCAACTCCTCCCCGCCCAATCACCTACTTTACCTATA